AAGAGAAAATAAAACTTATCCGAATGATCTTGATGCGCGCTGGGTTCGATACCCGCGTTTTTGGCCTATAACAACGTTTAAACCTGAAAGTGATAGGCCCTGGCCTGCTGGTACGCCAAAACTTGGGTCATATACTTCAGTTAATGTTAGCTGAACTGACTCGCATTTGCCTTGATTTGGGAATAGTCTAGCTGCAAATACATTACCCGCACCGCCGTCAGATGATGCTTGAGTACCTTGGCCGCCGCCCCAATTGGTATTAGAGCCCCAGTTACTGTCTCCGCCCCAGTTTGGGGTAAAGTTATCTGGATACACAGCTATATTTTGCATTATGCCTGGGTTGTAGTTATAAGCTATGCCCACTTGCAGTGTATACGGGCTAAAATAAGTGCCAAGTAAGTATATGAAGTACAAACGCTGAAAGCCTTGTAATCCCGCAAGGTTAATCCAGGGTGTTGTAAATGACATTAATACGGGGCTTGTACCATCTATGTATGTACCAGGTAACTCTTGATATATGGCGCCATTTACGTTTAAGTAAGTGTGGTACCCATTGTAGAGAGTAGCTGAGATAGCCTGTAGATTACTAAATGTACCCCATTGGTTGTAGAAGTAGTCATACATCAAAGTTGTGTTATTGCTAATAGTAAAGCGTACTTGGTTCGTACCAGGTATTGTCAACGCACTAGAAACAGTTTGAGAGTTATAAGCTTCTACGCCAGCCCCAATGTACGTGGTGCTTAGGTCTCGGCCTAAGAGCCAGATGCCTTTATCTGATTGGAACATGATGCCGGTGGGCATAAGCACGATACTGTTAGGATTTGAGCACCCAACTGCCGCCGTGATAAAGACGGGGCTAGAAAAATCATTATTTGCTCCGGTGTTATCAGGCCCAGTTCCGGTGATATAGTAAATAGCGTCTTTCTTAAAAATGATGAGTTTATCGTCCATGGCAGAGAGAGCCGTAATTGGCCCGGTAGAACCCTGAGCACCTGTTGTGGGAGGTATATATAAAGTAAAAAAATCAGACATCTCGACCGGGACATTCTCAATCACCTGCTTAGAAAACCGTATCAGATTCTGGTCCTCTGCGTCAACTACAAATAGACGCGTGCCATATAAACAGCTTGCTATTGAAGCTGGGGCTGCAATGTTTTCAACTACACCACCTGTTGTGTACAAGATGGTCTGGCCTAAGATTTGAGCATCAGACTGAGTATCTGTAATGGTAACGTAGTCTACCGTAGGGTCATTTAATGTAGGCGATGTGATGCTTGTAAACTGATAATATACTGGTTGCAGTACACTCCAACGATAACCAACAATACGAACTGGGTTATTGCCAGTCTTGTAAGTAAGTCTAAGTGTTGGAACATACAAAGTATTTACGTTAGTGCTCGTGCCACTGCCTGTAAGATCTACTTCTATTGGCACTGAAGGAGCAGATCTTTGAAGTTGACCTGCACCATCTGTCCACTCATATGTAAATTGGTAGAAGTATTTGGCATTAGCACCGCCAGCTATACTGCCTCCAGTAGTGGTTGTAGTGTCTGCTACGTTCTCAGGCCATACTTGAAAGCCCTGCTCTACTGGTTTAACACCATCATACTGCCAAAGTTGGCCGCCTGTTAAGAATAATGAACCTGCAATCTCAGAAGAGTATTGTTTGCTGTCATTTATAGTAAAAGTAGCTAGATTTACACCGAATTGCGTGTAAATTGCGTTAACAGTTGATGGTGTTGGGGTTATGTTGGTATTCTTATTCACTGTAGCTAAGAAATCAGCAAATAGGTAAGACACGTAATAATTACCATTAACGGTATTTATAGTTGGTAAAACAAAAGATTGTACATATCCGCCGCCATTTGAATAGGCAAGGCGCATATAGATGTTGCCTAGACTATCCATTAAGAAGTAGCTTGGCTCATTAGTATACTGGTTTACAGGTGATTGGGTGGCATTGGTATCGCCATAGGCCACTATCATATAGATAGTGCCATTAGCTGTTAATAGAGGCTTAGACGCAAGCCCAACTGACCTCAGTATAGGGGTAGTGGATGCGACAATAACGCCTACTGTAGTCACTGTGGCGCTGCATATGTAGTCTGTGTATATGCCGGCATTTGGATAAGGCGCTGAGTACGTGTTTTTTATTTCGTAAAAGATGTTCAATACGTTTGAGTTATCTACAATAGACGATAATGCTCTGATTGTCACTGGTGCTGAAGTTACATTGGTTGAAGTTACAATAGGCGTTACGAAGTTTGGTATTGAATAGCCTATTACCTTTATAAAGCTGGTAGAGCTATCTTGGTACACCAGCCAAAGGTTAACGGCGGTGGCGCATATGCTTATAAACGTTGCTTGCGCGGTTACTAGTGTAGTAGCTGTAGACTGAGTTAAGTTTGCACTGATGGTTTTAAGCTTAATAGTAGCGTCGCCTGCGTTCCACACTACGTAGAGTAAATCATTTATTACAAATATGTCATAAGGTGCTGTCTGAGAGCTCACAACTGACGATATATTGGTAATAGTGCCAATAATAGTAGGGTTGCTAGTGCTTATGGCTATATAGCCAATATTTGGAGTGCCCAAGACTAGATAAGTAAATGTAATTACAAAGAAAGCGCCAAGTAAAATAACTCTAGGGTCTGAAGCACCTGAGCCTATGGCTGTCTTAGATATTATCTGCGTACCAGTTGAACTATCAGTAACATTATAGTAAGCATTGCCCTGTTCTACAAACGCCGTGCATACCAGGTTGTTAGCTGCCACTGCTTGATCTGGGCTAGATTGACTATAAGAATCTCTTACAGTTGGTATAACGCTTAGCTGTACAGGTTGGATACTGCCCTTGTCAAACCATTGTTTAGTGTCGGCACTGTATGAATACAAATCTGACCCTGTTGCAATCAGATTGTTATCAAATGTAGTAATATTAGTTTGTACTTTATTTGGCAAAACAGTTAGTTGTGGGAAGCCATTACGCTTAGTTAATCTGCCACCAGCCGTAAATACTGAGTTATTTAAGCTTAAGAAGTTACCGATAGACACTTGATATGGGTCTGTCTTCGTATCAAGGCCTTGAGCAAAGTTAATATTAACTGGCTGTTTTTGTAAGGCCATTAGCTGCCTTGTAGATATGTAATTATAATGAGACCTGGGCCACCATTGCCACCAGTTCCGCCTGTAGCTGTTCCATTGATTTGAGAGCCACCGCCGCCGCCACCGCCTGCGCCATAGCCTGTACCTGCTATACTACCGCCAGAAGCGCCTGTGCCACCACCAGCAGCTGCAGAACCATTACCTCCAGCGCCGCCGCTTGCATATGCGCTAGCACCACCGCCACCACCACTGCCTGAAGAGTTGCCCGAAGATGTACCGCCTGCGCCGCCTACAAAAGTATTTGCTAACCCTAAAACTGTAGAAGACGAACCGCCTGTACCGCCCGTGTTAGTTCCAGTTGCACCACGGCCTTGGCCACCGCCGCCGGCTCCTCCTGGGAAGAAATAGAAAGGTGACGTATTTTCACTTGGGGTAGCAGGTGTAATTACCGCAGCATTAGTAGCGTTGCCGCCATTAACACCTGCTGTAAAGCCACCGCCGCCGCCGCCGCCGCCACCGCCGACGCCGGTGCCGGTTGTACCACCAGTACCGCCTGCGCCTGTGCTGTTGCCACCATTGCCGCCAACGGTAAAACCGCCGCCGCCATGGCCTCCAGCACCACCTGAGCCCCCACCTTGAGAAACTATGCTCCAAGTGCCACTCGCCAATATACTATCGCCGCCGCTTACGCCGTTGTTACCACCAGTTCCGCCTGTGCCTAAAGCACCTACTGTTGCTGTCAATGTACTACCAGGAGTTACACTGTAATTAGGGAAGTATAATTTAGTAGCTGCGCCTCCGCCTCCGCCACCACCAGGAGCACCTGTGCCAGCGTTGTTACCGCCTCCGCCTCCGCCTCCGCCTGCGCCTATAATCTCAACATTAATAACTGTCACGCCAGTTGGCACAATAAATGTACCACTAGAAGTAAATGTTACATTCTTTACTTGTAGTGCCGTGTTTGCTAGCTGGTTTTGAGTAATATTAGCTGTGGGGCTAATTTGTGCTGCAGTAATTGTGCCGTTAGCTATATTAGAAGCTGTAATACCGTTGGCCGTAGCGGGGCCGAACATCATATTACCGCCATTGTCTATAGTTACAAAAGCTTGTGCTGCTGGTAACGCTTCGGGGAATAAAATAGAATAAGCGCCTGAGCTATTGGCAGTCAATGTAACGCCATTAGTTGTACTTGGTATTACAGGCCTAATTGTAATAGAGCCTATGTCAAAGTTAGCAGGCGTTGAACTGCCTGTGCCTTGGCGCCATGTAAATGTACCACCGCCGTAGCTTTCACCTGGGATGCTTGCTATAGTAGCGTTTACTGTGCCATTAGATGTCATCTGTATTGGCGGGTTTACGCCATCGTTGTACCACAAGTCTGCATATGGTCCTGGGCTTGGTTCTGTGCCTGGGGCTACGTACAATGCTTGTGCGGTACTTACTGAGGTTTGAGATTGAAATACAACTGCCATTACGTTTGACAGCATGTTGTCATTAAATGTAAGCGTTGCATTGATGTTAAGGCCGGCAGGCGTTATCTGAACGCCTTTGCCGGGTGTATGGTCGTGGCCATCAACTAGCGTTAAAGCTGTGTTAACGTCAAATGCATATTGTGGGCCGGGCTCAGTGCCAACGTTTGGTATCGTAAGCTGCATGTTAGGAGAGACTGTAAAAGCCATTAGTAGCACCACAGATTAACGGTAGTAGGGGCACTTGCCGTTAATGTTAAAGTTAAATTGTTAAACGCCGCGCTTCTATATAGGCTTGCAGCCGCAGTTTGGTCTGTAACTATCCAACCTTGCTGGGTCTTACCAAGCTTGTGGTTAATTACGTTTGAGCCTGTCACTAATGCTATGTTCGTAAGAAGCGTACCTTTGTTTGGTGCAAAGTTAAGTACCGGGTCAATTTGACTCGGCCACTTTGTCTGCAACTGTTCAAGAGTAAGCTTCTTAGGTAAAGCCATTAATAACCACCGCTGCTTCCGTTCCAGCCGCCGTTACCGTTGTTCCAGTATCCAGCGTTGGCTCTTGTATCACTAATGACATCAGGATTACCAACATCTCTATTGGCTGCAGTTTCTTCAATACGGCCTTTAAGAAAGAGCAACTCTTCTGTAAGACGAGTAGTATCGCTTTCTTCTTTATCTAACGCGTACTTAGCTGCACGTACAATTACGTACTCAATCCAGCCGCTAATGCCAGTGTCTGTTACATCTGTATCTTGCAACAACTCTTGTAGTCTTGGGATGTACCAAAGGCGTATGCCTTGGTTAGCGCTTGGCGTTGGTATGAATTGCAGATACTTACCCATAAGGCGGTACATCATATTGAATACACCATAGATTGTGCTAGATGTATTCGGATATACGAACTTATTACGACTAATAAACATGAATTTATTGATAGTCACATAGCCATTATTTGTATTTTGCACCTGTAGATCAACGCCCAATAGCTTATAGAAGGGTCTTGGTGTAAATGCTGGTAAGCTTAAGTTATTGGCATGTAAGAATTGATTAGTACCATCTGGTAATGCGTACTGGTATGTTGTGCCATCAGTAGTAAACTGTATAGGTTCAGCCACGTATAGATCTTCAAACACTGTAACGAGCAAGTCATAGAGCTCAAACATAGCTTTATTTATGTTTTGATTCCATTCTGCTGTAGTTAAGAAATTAGAGTTAACTCTATCTGCACGTTGCTGTGCTTGCAGTCTAATGGCCCCTAGGCTCATTTCACCAGATGGGGTGGGTACGACTGCTTGGGATTGTGTATAAGTACTTGTGTTAGTGCCGTTATTAGACGCCACCTGGTACCAGTATTGAACGCCAACGGTAACAGCCGTATCTAAATAAGACGTAGCAAGCGGGCTACCTGTTAAAGTAGCCACATTTGTAAATGTAATGTTATCTAAGCTTCGTTGAACTAGATAGCTAGTGGCACCTGCCACTTGGTTCCAGCTAACCAGATTTTGCTGGTTAGCCGTTTGAGCTACAAAGTTCTGGGGAATCCCCGGTATTACTGCCATAAGACCTCCTTATAGGCCTTATAAACGTCATCCGCCTGGGGTTGGTGAACCAGAAGGTACAGAACTTTCGTTCAATGTAAAAGTAAGCCCAATTGTTGTGCCATTGGCAGGTTGCGTGAGAACGCCGTTCTTCATGCACTGTAGGATTACAGTTGAGCCAAAGCCGGGAGTACCGTTTGCACTGATAGTGGCATTAGGGTCACCAACAATTTCAATATTTGTGATGCCTGAACCTGTAGACAAAGGTGCTTCAACTGCGCCGCCGCCAGGTACTGTAGTACTAGCTGTAGCGATGAAAGTCGAACCAACTACTGGAGTCATGCCTGCTGGGAGACCGATTGCCTGGTACTGTGCCGCTGTGCCTGTACCAACCGTTACAATTGTATAGGGATTACCTGCAGTTACAGATGTAAGGGGAGTACCTGATATTGGAGAGCCGATACTGTTAGTGCCGGCAAGAGATGCAACATAGTTATCTTGGAGTTGAACCATGATGTTACCAGCAGCTGGGTTTGGATTGCCACCTGCAGGCGTTGCTGACGTATGCATAAATACGTTGGCCATTCCAGGGCCTTTAAGCGAACGAATACCAAAGCCATTGCCATTGGTGCTGTCTACTATAAAATTGCATGTAATTGTTACTGGCTTTACATGTCTCATGTAAAGCTTACCACCATTGGGGTAATTTCTGTTTGCTATAGAGTTATCCTACCTTAATATCAGTATTAGTTTGTACAACCGCTGACTCGGAAAAATTGTTAATATATTTGATTAAGTTATTGAAAATAGTAATGTTTTCTTTTAATTGACCTAAACCTGCATTACAAGAGGTGCACAACAAACCGCGTACTTTGCCGGTCTTATGACAATGATCTACGCAAAGGCGCTTTTTAAGTTCGGTTTGGTGCTTTGCGCAACCTAAACAACACCCCGCCTGTTCGCTAAACATTTTATTATATTCAGCTACTGTAATGCCATAATTGCTTAGATGATAAGCCCTGTCAGATTCTTTTGCTTTGTCAGGATTATTTAAAATATAGACTTCTCTAGCTTTGTTTGTGCAAACTTTACAGTCGCTAGAATAACCAGCAGCTGTTAGGGCATAATCTTTGCCCCTAGCGCCAGATTTAGGATAAAAGTCTGAAAAGACTTTTGATTTCCCGCACTGATTGCAGGTTTTAGCCATCGGATACCTCTTATACGCCCCTAATGTTGTGATAACGGCGTATAGCGGTTATCTCACCGTTCGACCAAGGGACTAGGGCCTAGCGGGAGGGCTTTTGGGTATCCAATAGCTCTACCGTAGGCATATAGTAGTATTAATGTCAAGTTATGTATGGGTAAAACCTGACATTAAATGAGGTATATACTTGATTTTATTGTTGTTCTTTGTAATCCCAGAAGTTATCTACGTCTGGGTCGTAGCCTAATGTGTGGCTGCCTCTAAACTCTTCATGCTTGGCAGCTAAAGTTTCAGGCTTCTTAAAGGAATTTAAGTCAAGTGCTATGGAATGCTTTATGAATTCAGTGCCTAAACCAGTTTTGATCAAGATCCATTCGAGACTATCTCTATCGCCCACAACTGTTAAAATATTAGTACTTACTGCTACTACCTCTACGATATCACCTCGTATCAACGAAGTGCAGTAAGTATTATCTACTAGTATTTTTAATTTATCGGATACCCTTATCATTTACGCGCCTTCCATATCTTGCATACCAATTAGAAAAGATTGAAACTCTTCTTCTAATGCCACATAGTCTTTAGTCGGCAAATCACCGGCTGACCAACTTGGGCCTTCGCCGCCGTGCCAAGTCTGTATATAGATTTCAGCATTGTCTATTAACTCTTCTACTGTCTCTCCATGCGACTGGACTTCAGTAATGTTAAGATGTTCGTAACCACCGCTCAATGCCCAGTTTGGGTATGTTCTATTGAAATTCATGTTATTCTCCCCTGTTAAATATTAGTTGAACTAAACAAAATCCTAAGATAAACCCACTGGCTGGTGGGTATATGTAACAAACTACTAAGCCAATTGCAAACCATTTCATAACATCACCGATTTGCCTATAGAAAGCGCGTCTTCACGTTTTTCTAGCGCTTTTAGGGCCTCTTCTTTTGTATCAAAGTCACCTGCGTAGCAGTAGCGGCCATCGTACCAATACTCTAACTCATAGAATTCACCGCCGATTTCGCACTTTTTTGAGACTCTGTATACAAGTTTTGTGAACCAACCTATTTTTTTCATAAATACCCCTTTGTTATGGTTTCAATATAACTTATCGGCAGGTATCTGTCAAACTTTAGCTAAATTCAAATGTTCATAAATTCTAATTATGAAACGCTCAAACTCAGCTAGGGTCTTCTTCGTATTGCTGGATAATTGGCTTGTCTGCAAACTGTTTAGCTAACAACTGTTCTTTGTACCACTCTGGTAGCCCAGCTGTAGCTGAACGAAGTACATGTGGAAGTGCCCATTTTAGCAGTACCTCTACGATTTCATCTTTGCACTCTTCTTGTATGTCTCTCTTTACCTCAAGCATTAGGTTACCGATATCTTTTGGACTGTCTGTCAAGTTACCGGCTTCTTTTAAGTGTTGCACAGCCTTATTCCAACGAGCATAAGTCTTAAACTTGTGGCCAAGAAAGCCTAGCATGTCGCTTTTACCGGGATTAGATTCGCCCCAATCCTTCTTATGGACTTCTTTGAAAGCCTCAGACACATATTTGCCCATAACGACTTTCTTATCTGACCCAAACTGCGTATAGTTCTTTATAACTACGCCTTCGATAGTTTGACCACCTAGGATTGACACTTGCTTGAGTATCTCTTGGATTCTTTCAACGCTCATATCTTCGCCGGGGCCTTCATAGATGAGCGGTACAACTTCTAGGCCAATGCGATTAGCTTCGGCTCGTTTATCTTCGTAGCTCAGGTAAGCTTCTTCTGCAGGTTGTATATCAAAAATGATAATATTTGCCTTTGGTGTGCGGTCATAAGCTAGACAGTTATGCTTAGGTTTCTGTAAGTATTCACCGCGATACGTGTACCTATCTTTTAGAGTAGGCGCTAGTTCAATAACCGTTTGTACAGCTAGTTTAAACATATCGTCAACTGCTTCAGGCACAATCTCTCTGCCCTTAGATCTACACTTAACTTCACCTGCAAACACGCCAAAGCTAAATTGTGAGCCATCTATTTTTTCTTCTACAGTTACTGGCCCGTCAAATAGCTTTTTGAGAGCCGCGTGTCCTAGATTATAAGACTTTGTATACGAGTGCCATGAACTCATTGTGTTTTCTCTTTATTTATTAAGCCTAGCGCAAATCTCTGCAAATGTTTGGTCTACCAATAACTTGCCATCTTTAAAGATGGGCGCAACATATCATCATCAGCTTCTGTGTTCAGGTTTAATTTATCTAATGCTTACTTGTTCTCCGTTAAGCTTGATCATTGCGAAACCACGCAGTTATCTGAAATTGTAAACGTGCAAGTAGCTGTAATGCCGTTAGATGAATAGGTACCAGGGGGCAACAATGCTAGAAAACCGCCATTAGTTGAGTAAACTCCATACAGTTGACCAGCGATACATAAACCTACTTCTGGGAAGTCTGAAGAATAGGTAGGCGTGAAGCCTGGGCAGAACTGAACGGCTGTAATGACTGTACCAGCCGCGCCTGGGTCACCTTGCGGGCCTGTAGCCCCCGTAGCTCCTGTTTGGCCTGTAGAGCCCACTTGCCCAGGTACCCCTTGGATACCCTGAGAGCCGTTCTGTACCGTCGCTGTAGTGCCATCTGGGCATGTTACAGTGGCTGCTGTTGGGGTTTGGGTCACTGTGCATGTAGTTGCGTTATCGTGGACTGCACAACCTGCTAAAATAATGCTAATTAATGCTAATGTTTTCATTTTTATCCTTTTACGCATAAAATTTGTTTGAGTTGAGCTACAATTTCTACTAGATCTTTTTGGTTATCCATAACCTCAGATCTACAGAGTAGCTGAATGTAGGGCAGAAGTCAATTAATATTTGTTAGATTTACTTAAGTTTTCTTTTGCTGGTAAATATCGTAGGTTTTCTAATACGTGTAATCCTGAAATAATATGGCCATTCAAAGGAATGATATGGTCGATATGATAGCCTTTAGGTCTATTGTAATAGAATAGTTTGATTGCTTCCAAATTTGCCCATTTAGTAGTAGCTAATTTCAATCTATCTTTTTGCTGAGCAAGATAAGCATTATAGTATTTTTTGTTATTTTTCTTCCATTGCGCAGTTTTAAGTCGGGCTCTTTTGGTGTAATTGCCATCTCTATTACATTTAGGATTAATAAATAAAGGGTCGCCATGACGTTTAAATCGTCTTAAATGCATATCACAATAATTATTAGAAAAATGCGGTTCATTACAATCTGCTATGGAGCATTTACGTAACGCCATTTGTTGTTTTTTAGAGACCTCAGGTGTGCCGCCCCGTTTAATGCGGTAATAGCATTTAGAGCATAATCCTTTAGCCATTAACTTATTATTGCAATTATTAGTAGTACAAGTCTTCATGTATATGATTATGCATTACTTTATACTATCTGTCAACAATAAAAAAGGCCTCTTGTTAGAAGCCTTTAAGTGTTTGAAATTATTAAAGAAAACTAGGCCGACAAACTCACGACGCAGTTCCAGCCAGGCGCCGAGCAAATCAAGTTACCGTAGTAACCGATACGAATCTCTAAAGCATCTGCATTACCAACGCGCAAGCCTTCAAGACCTTCCATACCATAAGTCAAGATATGTGGTACTTTGCCCAAAGAGCGCAGTTTCCACGTATTCATTGTCAAAAGGTAGCAAGTTTGAGGTTGGCACGAGCGGTCTGCAAGTACAGTTACGCGACCATAAGCTGACTGAAAGGTAATACCTTCAAATGCCACTTCAACTTCGTCGTGGTTAACTTGAACGTATTGTACTTTAGCGCCCAAAGCGTTAACAAGGGCTGCGTATGACGCGAAATCCATAATTGCAAGATCTGGCTTACCGCCTTCACGGTTTAGGAACGCAAGAGCATTAGTCAAGCCTTCTTCAATCGTTTGGCTAGAAGCATTAAATCGGCAACCTGCTAGACGTGTCGGGTCAGCAGAGCGATTAACGCCCCAGAAATTGTCACTAGCTGCAGGAGTAGTTACTGGAATCCATGCGGCAAGACCGCTAAGAGCCAAGAAACTGCCTGTGTTGCTAGCACCAGTAGCTGGAATATCACCAGAAATAGACAAGAACGCACTGCCAGTACCGATTGCCCAGTTAGCGCTTAGAGTAGCCGCTGAAGCTGTGCCTGTAACGATACCATTTGCGCGGTCAACGCCAGTAACAAGTACTGTGTCAGTTGAAGGAGCGCCGCCGGCTGTAGCTGATGCGACTAAGAGCATACCAACTTCAAACTGCACAATTTGTTGTGCGTTTGTAAGCGGCAATACTGTACCACCAACTGTTGTGCTAGCTTGTGTAGATGTAGCTGCCGATGCACCACGAGTAGAAGTACCATCACCAAACAACTCAAATGCGATGTTGTTAGTAATGTTACGAAAACCGCCGTCCATTTGAAGCTTCGCAGCATCAACGAAAGCACCTGCGTTAGTCTTAGTTTGCTCCATAAGTAAGTTAGTGATTGTTACCAATTGGTAATCTTCAATAACATATACAAAATAGCTTACTAGGCTAGTAGGTGTTTGTTGGGCTTGAGCGTTCGAGAACGTGTGCGAACGACCTTGAGGAGCGCCGTACTCTAATGGTACCGGAATGTACTTACCGGCAAAGCCATCTGGGCTCTCATTCTTAGGTACAAGTGCAAGAAACGGGTTTTCTTTATAAACCAGGTCTTTCATGTACTCTTTATCGTCTGTATATAGTTCTTTCAACGCAGCGATCTGGTTGGAACTATTGGCATATGTTGCTGCCATTTGTTTTATCCTTTGTTAAAATTAATATGTGTATACTAACTATTAGTACACATCATCGCTAAGCATCTGGATTTACTGCGGTTCTTAGGCCGACTCACCACCGGTGCTTTTGCTTATCTAAAACCGCATTACGACTTTAGTTCACCGCGAAACGCTAGTACTGCTCTCTCTTTTGCGCTTAGCTGCCGCGTAGAGCTCGTAGCATTTGTCAATGTTTTCATTTGTTGTGGCTGCTGTTGAGTGTTTGGCTTCGTAGCGCTATTAGTGGCTTGTACTTGTCCGCCGTTAGCGCTAATTCTTTTCTTAATCTTCTCAATTCTAGTCAATTTGAGCGCTTCATCTATGAGGTAGTTTTCTACTTCTTCGATTGCCTCTTCTACAGGCATTACGCGCTTCTCTTCATTCCAGGTACGTTCTATAAGTTCAACTACATCATTTACTGAGTTAGTTGCCTTTACAGTCTCGTAAGCTGGGTCTCTAGTTACTGCTGCCTTTACGTCTTGACGTATTTGGTCAATAGCTGCTTTGTACGACTGAGTTTGTTGCTCTTGGATGCTTTTATTAGTCGTTTCAACACCTTGCTTAAGGGTGTTAATTTCAGCCTTGAGCTCAGAGATAAGACTCTCATAGTGCGGGTTACGCTGAGGGGCGTTTACGAACTGTTGAGTAATCTCATCGTAAGTCATGCCCTGTTCTGCCGCTAGTTGTACCAAGTCTTCTTTAAATCTAGACTTTGGGATGTACTCTTTAGGGTCAAAAGTTTGGGCAGGAGTCTTAGCTAAGGCAGCTTCTCTAGCTGCTAACTCTGCTTCTTTGGCTTCTAGCCGTTTTTGGTCTTGCTGAGCCTTAATTCTAGCTTGCTTCTCACGGCGCATTAGGCTAGCCCAACGTGCTGCATCTGCTTTCTGCTCAGGAGTCTGTTCTGGCTCATTGGCCGGGGCTGTATTAGCTTCTACAGCAGGGGCCTCTGTGGTAGCAGGGGTGCTATTAGAGGCAGTTTGTCGCGGTGTGGGGGCCTTTACAGCACCAAGTTCTTCAACTGAGATGTTCTGTGGGTTCTCTAGAGGCATTGGTTGCTGGCCTGCTAATTTAGCAATTGCGCGTGCTCTTGCATCTTGCTGGTATTCTAGGTTAGTATTAGCTGGTGCCACTGCGTGTGGTGATGCTATTGGTTTTATGTTCATTTAATATGTCCTTGTTTTGGCGTTTCTCGCCGTTTGAATCCAAAATCGTCTTTCATGTCTTGCTATTACAAATTCTTCATAATCTTTATCCATAAATGCGTCTAGTTCATTTACTGTGTATCCGCACCATTTAAAGAAGTTCAGATACGAGGAGTAAACGGCGCGTGCAAGTACAAACTTTATATAATCTTTAAACATATTAATACCTTACAGTTATGCGGCAGCAGAGTTACCTGAGCCAGGTTGTGGGTTAGGGCTATTTGGAACTAAGGGGCTTGTAGGCGCGGGTTGTGGGTTAGCTTGAGGTGCGGCTGCACCAGCTGGAGGTGGTGGCGGTTGTGCAGCAGTTTTAATTGCTTGCACTTGGCTGAAGAAGTTGCGTAGTTTCTGAACCTTTGAACGCTCAAGTTTAGCTGGCATGTATAGGTTGATATATTGCACGCAAAGCGTTGTAGCGAGTTGTAAGTCCATGAATGGATCTGGAGGCGTATACTTACCAGTCTCAATGATTTCGTCTAAGTACTGGAATATGCGCTCTTCTGAAGCATTGGCAAGCATTTCAACTTGTTCAAGATCTGGGTAGTCTAAGAGTCTGCGACCTTCTTGTATAGTCACCATGCCAGCTTGAATCATCTCAGTTACTTTTTGTAACCGGCCAGCTGGGTCTTTAGGTAAGCTAGATTGAGTAAAGCACTGGATAATGAAGTCATCTTGGATTAATGCTGCACCTGGCAAATCAATCTCTTTAGTGCCATTCTTATTTGGGTACACTGTGCTATAGTGGCCTGTGCGTATTGCAATATCTTTAGCTAAATCAATTACTTGGTAAGCAAGGTCGATAAAAAAGTTATCGTAACGACGAGAAAGAGAAGCAAACCTATCTGTACTAATATCATCATACGTTCTGATAGCTTCACCTGAGTCAAGGCCCTGAGGCTTTTGGCTAGATGCTTGCATAGCAGATACACCTGATTGTTGGTACCCATATTGAATCAACTTATCGCGCTCTGCATATAGCTCTGGCGCATTACAAGGAGCGACTTCATACGTTGGCTTTGTACCTCTATAACGTACGATTACCCCTACTTCATTGTTATGGTGGGCTGCTACGACTTTTGAGCCGTCTTCTTGAAATACTCTAGGAACACCCACAAGTTTAATAGCGCGGCTAATAGTGAATAGAATTGAATTGAGCTCCATTTGAGTGCCCATAAGCTGCTCAGCGACGCCCTGACTCCAAAAACCCAACATGCGCGGGCTGTAATGTAAGAAGCTAAACGGGAAGCGATCTTTAGTGTATTCTTCATCTAATAAACTACCTGCGCTACAAGCGATTATATGACGGCCATCTTTGGCGTTCTTACCAGAACGTAATGACCACGCTTCTACTACCATAACTAAATCAGATACAGTCTTTGAACTGTCAGCTGAGTTATCTGGGTAAGCCTTAGCGGCCATTTCTACTTTCTCTCGAAATTTCGGGAAGTTAGCTAGAAGTACATCTCTATCTACAAGCTTAATGCGATAGATGCGGCGGGGTTCACCATACATTGCTTCATTAGGGTCTACAAGGAGTTCAGTAAGAAGTACACGCTCTTGGCCTACTCGGCCATCTGGTGTCTCAAACGTATGTACTACGCCAGTGCCAGTTACTAGACTGTCTCTTAGCGCTGTACCGCCTAGTTCATAAGTTTTGCAATTATGAAACTCACCTAGGATAAAATTATTTAGTTTCTTCGCAAGGTTACGTTGTTTGTAATCACCATTGTCTGTTAGAAATACTGGTTGCGGTCGGCTTTGGCTTATGCGTGACACCAGGGTATCAGTAACTGATTGTACGATATTGAATGTAGGGCGCTCTTGTGGTAGGCCTTGGGTTTGGTCAAGCTTAGTTATGTTGTTGCCGGCAAAAGAGTAAAGGCTTTGGTTACCATATAGACGTGCAAAGATAGCTGTAGCGCGGTAGCGGTATTGTTGACTCTCTTTTAGATAGGCGCCAGTAGTGAGCATTTGATTTGCTCGTATATCTGGCGTCTTACCCTGCCACCACTTCTGTAGCGTAAGCATTTCATCGCCAGGACGCGTTTTGAAGGTGACTGTTTTCTTAGGGCCTGGGGAGTTTGTAACTTTCATTAGCCTGCTACCTCACCGTTCATCATGCCGCCAGGGGCACTAGACCAGTTTAAAAGCTGCTCAGGCGTTAGTTCGTCAGTTTCAATCATATCTGGTAGTTCTATTCCAGTAGTTGCGTCTACGGGGTTGCTAGCGGCCTTTAAACGTACCTGGCGCTTAGCCTTCATTGGAGCAGGGCCTAGTACTAAATCAATGCCGTCTACGTTAATAGACGATACGCCAGTATCTCTACATAGCTTTATTAGCTTTGCTAGGTCTTTTTGGTTTTCGATCTTCAAGTGCTTACCTTGTGATAGGTGAACGTTTCTTCATTTTAGCGCGAATCTTATCTGCAATAGACGCGTCATGTATGTTCTCTTCATTAGCTTCTCGTTCGTCACCAATTTGTGCAGAGTCTTCTGGGCTATCAAGCTTTAACATATGAGATTCACTATAGTTTTCTTTGCGCATGGCATTGAACGACGCCTGGTCTTCTTCATTAGCGTCTTCTTCGGCGTTGCGGCTTAGGTCTGCTTGGTCGTCGTCTGTTGTATCCATTGAACCATGGCCATTAATGTCTCCGCCTTCTGCCATAGGCACAGCACCATTCATGTCTTCTGAGCCTGTAGTGCCGTCTTCTCTTGCCATACGGCGTTTAGCCATAATAGCTGCAGCTACTGACGCTGCGTGTTCAATAACGTCTTCATCTACTTCACCGCCCTCTGCGTACATAGCGGTGTCAATATCATCAGAGTGCGGCATTGAATTGTCAGGGTTACCAGACGTTTGACGCTGGTATTCTTCGTTTTGGTGTCTAGCCATCTCTGCGCCTTCGTCTTCACTTGGGGGCAGATCAGTTAGGTCATCTTCATACTTATTCTTGGGGTGCATAGCTTCATCAGAAGCTTCAATTTTGCCGCCCTTAGCATAAGGTTTGCGGCTTGTGCTATGCGTTTCTTGCATATCAGGAACTTTAGGGCCCTGGCGGTTTGCGCCTTCTTCATCATCTGCCTTAGGTGGCTGACGTTGTGGACCTTGGTTTGTAGCTGCTGAGCGTTGTAGTTCGTCTTCTTCATCACGTAAGCGCGTAGAAAAAGAATCTGACGGTACCATCTTAGGGTGCTTAATAGGTGTTGTTTTCATACCTTTTTTTGGCATAGGACGGCTTTCTGTTTGAAAGTCTTTGTCTTTTTTTGCAGCTAGACTAAGTTCGTTTTGTTCAAAAGGATGAATCTTAAGGCCTGAACTGTTACGAGAAGCTTTAATAGCTTCTGTGTTTGCTCTAAGCGCATCTGTCAATTGGTCAGGCATAGGGCGCTGTTCAGTTTTAGCTGATACTAGGCCGCCTTCAGCCATCTTCTTCTTGCTCTTAGCTTTACGTTGAACGCTATAAGCAATAGCTAAGTCTCGTGCGCGATTGCCTGGATGAGCCTTCATTTCTGTAGCTACATTCTTTTCAAATGCTTTCTTAGACTTAGATTTAATTAATGGCATTAGATAACACCTTCGCTTAATGCAATAGTGGCTTTCACCGCGTTTGGCTGCTGATCTTGAGACGCGCTAGACGAGGTAACTACTGTGATAGTATCACCTGCTGTGCAGGCAATAGTGTTTGCTGAAACGCCTCTGGCACCTGCTGCGGATGTAACAATCGGGGTACCGTTACGGTTAATGACTGTAACTACTTGAGATAATACCTTAGCAGTGCTGCCAGACCCAGTAGCCGCGCCGCCGCCTGCGCCTTGGGTTACTGAATTGCTGTATCTAGGCAGTTCTAGAGTAACGTCTACATTATAAGTATCTGTACTTGTTATGTTAATTGTAGTAGTACCTAATCCTGATACAGTTTGTGTGCTTGCTTGGTTAGCCATTAGTCTTCATCCCCTTGGGTTTCAGTTTCGTTTGTTTCAGTTTCTGGTGCAGATTCGCACATATCGTAAGCAGCTTTTAGCGCAGATGCTAAAGCTTTATGGTCTTTCATGTGCACAGCTGAGATAATGTCAGCCGCTGCTGCTTCTAGACCTTCGTTTTCGTTAGGTTTTTCTGTTTCTTGGTCGGGTGCGCGAACTTTGATTGTTAGTCCTGCTTCGCCTTGTTGTTTATTTTTCAAGAATGGAAGCAATTTACACCTCTTTTACGCCTATATGTAGGGTTTTAGTCGTATTTTAAGGTTAAAACTTGTTCTTTTTAATAGAATTCTCTTTGTCTGTAAGGATTTGCAAGTTATTTGGTACATGTAAACCGCTTATTATTCTACCCTGTAAAGGTATGATGTGATCTACCACATGAGGTATCCCCGTTTGTTCACTTAATGCTCTAGCTTTTTCATAAAAACCTTTAATTTCAATAATATCTGTCTTAGTAAGCCAACTAGGTGTTCTTTTAAGTTTAGCGGCCCTTCTTTTCGCTGAGATAGCAGCACAAGCCGCTTTGTGTGTTTTTTGCCAGTTTTTTATTAAAGCTTTTGCTTTTTCTTTGTTGTTTGTTGCCCATTTTTTTACATACGCATTATACGCTCTTCTGTTATCTTTTTGATGTTTAGCCTTCGATATCTTAAGTGTATGAAAGTTTTCTTTGTAGTACTTCTTACTTTTAACCAATAGAATGCTTTTATTTTGCTTGTAATATTTCTTTACGTCCATAGCATGACACTTTTTGCATTTGCGATACAGGCCATCCTTTTCTCTTTTATCTTTGCAAAATTCTGATAGTACTTGTGGATTTGACTGTTTACAATATGGATTGGCACAAAACTTCATTCAAAATCGCCATTAAGTCGTTTGTTTAGCTCTGCTTCTGCTTGAAAGTGCTCTAATTCTTTCTCAAACATTTCAGCACTTTGTTGTGCTGCCCATTCGCGACTGCCATATACAGGCTTCTTTACTTCAGGGGAATGAGTAAAAGCATACGACTCTCTAAAGGCGTATAACACCGCATCAATGACATCTGAGTGCGGCTCTTTCTTAATCACAATCTTATCGGGGCGGCTGTGTAACCAGTCGATTTGTATGAGGTAACTATCTTTAGCGAACCTAGAGTTAGCTTTGGCCTTGAATCTGCCTACACGTAGTTCATCGTTAAGAATACCTACGTTTTCAGCCTTAAGCTTTTTATCTGCCGGCTCTACTGGTATTAGATGGCGTTTACGTATCTCTTCGGCTATCTTGAGGCCTAGGCCCCCTTGATCTATAACCATCTTGTAAATGCCTTGCTTGTCTTTGGTTAGTTCTACGTATTTCTTTCTTACTGTCTCTATCTGTTCTGCAAGGGCTGTAATATCTTGCTTAGGCACCACTACTTCTTCTACAAGATAGGTCTCTTTGCACTCATCTGACCAGGCAAGCACAGCTATCGCATCTGCATCTTTAAAACCTATATCTATGCCCATGATATAGTTCCACTTCTTTATGTTGGGCGGTAACTCATCGAAATTATTGGTTTCTTTTTTGTATCTAATCCATAGGCTGTCCATATCTAACACCCATTCGTTTAGATACTCGCGACGTAGCGTTGGATTTAGGTCATCCCATTGTTTCTTTTCTTTAATCTTTGCTACGAAGCCTACGGGGTCAGGTAAGTAGGGATTGTCGTATAAAGTCCAGTAATGATTACTAAAGCCGTGGCGATTTTCATGCGTGATTTCAAAGAAGTAACCATTTGGCACTGGGCCTGGCGTACCAGTAACCGCTAGCCAGCCATCTGCGTAATCGGCTAACATTGGCGTCAATACGTCGTTAAGGAGAGACTCCAAGTGACTTCCAAAGTCCTGGCCTTCATCTACTGCTATACCTGGTGACTTTCGACCTTTGAGACGTTTAATGAAGTTCTTCATGTCCGCGCCGTAAAGCTTAAGCTTTGCACCGTTGGGGTGAATCACCGTAAGTTGAGACTCCACAAACTTGAGGTCTAGCTTATAAGTATCATTAATCTCAACTAAGATAGGCCACATAATCTCAAAGGCTGAATCTTCCGTAAGCGCCAAATAAATGCAAGTAGACTTTGGATACTTATCCATAGTCTTTAAAAACTTAACCGCTAGGCCGTTGGTCTTACCAGCACGTCTAGTGCATTGGGCAGCCAGAAACTGTGAAGTGTCCGAAATAAAAGCGTCCTGTGGAGGGAACGCCTTAGACTTAGCAGCTATCTTGGTGGCAAGACTAATCGGTTTGAAGTCTGCGGTATTGGTATTAGGCTTTACTATTCGTTTCAGGGGCTAACTCTCTCGATACAATATTTGCGTCCGGGATTTCTAATTCATATGTGCGCTTAGTCTTAGTTTCTAAAAAGGTAAGTAATACGCCTTTGGTTGTTACGATTGCACTAAGGGTGCCTAAGTCTTTCTTGTCTTTGCCTATTTCAATAACGCCTTTGATTTCACCAAATCCGCTCATGCGTGTAGTTTGGTGAATACGAAGAACTGTTACTTGTCTGCCTGTGGTATGGGCTT